GCCGGTGCGGTGGTGGGTACTACCGACACGCAGACGCTGACGAATAAGACGCTGACATCAAGCGGTACTGTTTCGGTGTCTGTTGCAAGTTCCACTTTGGGCTATGCAACGGGTGCTGGCGGCGCGGTAACGCAGCTCACTTCGCGCACCACGGGCGTAACATTAAGCACCGCAACTGGCGCTATCACCATGTTCTCGGCTGCGGGGTCTGCTACGGCGGCAACCTTCATTGTCACCAATACGTTGGTGGCCGCTACCGACAATATTATCGTCAACCAAAAATCAGGTACTAACCTGTATGTCTTGCTGGTCACCGCCGTCACAGCGGGTACTTTCAACATCACGTTTTACACTACCGGCGGCACTGCAACTGATGCGCCAGTAATCAACTTTTCAGTGATTAAAGGCGTTGCAGCATGAATGCGCCAGAAATCGATCCCGTCAAATACGGCGTCTTATGGCAGAAGGTGCAGGACTATGAGCGCCGGTTTGACGAGATGAGCGCCAAGATTGACAAGTTAGAAACCAACATTGACAAGCTAGTTGAACTCGCCAACCAGGGCAAGGGGTCGTTCTACGCTGGCATGGTCATGGTGTCGGCTGTAGGCAGCGTTATCGGATATTTAAGCAATTGGGTGGGTAAAAGCTAATGTATGCGCCGGGCCGCACTTTTGCTGGCGCTGGTGACAATATCAGTTGCCCAAGACAGGTTGGTCCTGACCACCGCGCCACCCAAGAAACCCTTATCCAAGTCAAGCTGCGCGGTGCAGGAGTTGTACGCTATAGCTTGGTCAACCCACGACCCAGCAGAACGCCACAAGGCTATGTTGGAGTGGCTGGATAATTCGGTATGCAGTTCGGACGATTACGTCAATATTTGGAACGCCTTGCCGGAATGGGCAGGTACATCAGACAGTCCTTTGCTACGCGCAAAGATTGTAGAGAAAGTGAGAAAAAAGTGAACGACAACACCAAAGCACGGCTTACCTTTGCCGTGACGCTCATGGTCAGCGCGACCCTTTGCCTATCCGTAATTGGTATGGTTTCGGCGTTCCTGCTCGGCCTGTGGTCAAAAGAAGTAGATAATGCTGAAATTTTTAAGTTGCTATCCCCAGCATTCCAGACCATCATTGGCGGCTTTATTGGGCTGCTGGCTGGTGTAAAACTTTCCCACGACGAGGATACTCCTCCCTGCAAAAAGGACTGATATGTTAGATTTACTAGGTGGTGGTATCTTTGGCTCCCTGCTTGGGGGCTTATTTCGTTTGGCTCCTGAAGTCCTGAAATGGATGGACAAAAAGAACGAACGCGCCCATGAGTTGAAGATGTTTGAGCAGCAATGCCAATTGGAAACCCTGCGCGGTAATCAAAAAATGGCTGAGATTGGGGCGCAGCGCGAGGCTACTGTTGATACCGGCGTCATGGATGCGTTTAACAGCGCCATTGAGCAACAGACCGAGATGGTCAAGGCAGCAGGCGGCTGGGCCGCAAGCCTGTCCGCATCCGTGCGTCCGGTGGCAACCTACTGGATTTTGTTCCTGTGGAGTTTCGCCCATGTCTGGTTTGCCTGGACTGCTTGGCTGGCTGGCGCGTCTCCAGAGACGGTGTTTAAGCTAATCATGTCCGCTGACTTTGCTGCGCTAGTATCGGGTACGTTAAATTACTGGTTCCTTGACCGTACCCTAGCCAAGCGTGGGCTATGAAGTTAGACATTGCCGCAGCACTGTGTAAACAGTTTGAGGGGTTTAGGGGTAAACCCTACCTCTGCCCTGCGGGTGTCGCAACGATTGGTTTTGGCAGCACTTATTACATTGATGGGCGTAAGGTTTCATTGACAGATGAAACGATTTCTGAAACGATTGCTGAAACAATATTGCTCCACGAACTCCACCACACCTACCTACCTGGCGTCCTGCGCCAGTGCCCCATCTTGCTGACCGATGAGCGCAAGTGCAACGCTATCGTGGACTTTGCCTACAACCTAGGCACGGGCCGTTTGCAGACCAGTACGCTCAAGCGCAAGATCAATGACCAAGATTGGGACGCCGCCCAAGAACAGTTGATGCTGTGGACCAAGGGCGGCGGGAAGGTGCTGCCAGGGCTTGTCAAGCGCCGGTCTGCCGAAGTTGCCTTATTAGCTGCATAGCGTCCTTGAGGTCGCCCCGCAGTTGTTCAATCGCCTCCTGCTGAGCTTGCATACGTTGATACGAATCCAAAGCGAATTTCGCTAATGTTTTTTGGTTCCATGCCGCGAAGTTGGGTAGGTCTAGCATTTGGTTTCTCAGTTGGTTTAGGACAGTTTTCTGGAGGTACTACTACACACCATACAGCTACCCATTGTTTGCGGTAGGCTATCCAGCGATCAATATAGGCGTCGGGCATCCCCAACAGCGCACGTCTGCTAGAAGTGGTACTTTTCTCCAATCGCTCGGCTATATCAGCAATGGGCAAACCATCGTGATACTTTTGTAGCAGCATCCTCACTGAGTAATGGTTTGACTTACGCACCGTTCTTCTCCTGCATCTGTAGTGCTACTAACCTATCAATACCAATGGCAACTTCAAACACGGTGCCGTGCGCCCAATCTTTACGAATAGAGCAGCCAGCAACTTCAAGGTCACCAATGTGCCAATCCAATGTTTTCTCGCTATAGTGCGGTAGTTCATCGGCGGGTTCGTATGTGCCGCCATAGGTTTTCGTTAATGCGTCCAACGCAGTTTCAAGGTAGGGCGCTTTGCTTCCGTGGCTTGCAAACAATTGAAACTCCATTTGGTAGAACTGTACTAGCCGCAGCTTGCTGGCGCGCATGGTGTCGGGGTTTTCTTCATCCCTAAAACTCAAACCCACTTGCCACAAGCACATAGGTAGCCGCTTCTTCATCTGCGCCTCTTGGTCATACCGCAAGCGCATAGCCTCAAAGGTTCCCGCTGTAGTCTCAGGCCGCAAGTAACCACGGCGACCAGCGTTAATCAAATCAAACTTAGCTTCAATGTGACCCGTTAAGTATTCAGCGGGGGTCAACACAGGTGTCTCTACTCGCTCCATTTGCACAGCAGGGTTCAAACTACGCCAGACATCAAGCAGCATTGCAGGGATTTCCCGCACCAATGATTCACGGCGTAGGATTTCTCGCTCATTCCACATTACCGTGGCGTTTGTAAAACAATTTTTCATGTGTTCTCCTGTGGTGGTGTGCAAGTGTGTATGTCTTTAGTACGCTTACCGCACCTCTCGCAAAAGTTCCACTCCCGTCCAGCTAGTGCTGCCTTCTTGCCATCGTGGTATCCGCTTTGATACGCAATGGTTAGTGCATCGCCGTACACCTGTGTGTCATCGTCTTCGTTCAGCTTGTCCCGCGCCGCAGCGCGTTTTGATTCGTAGCCTGTCATAGCTTGCCCCATACAACATAGGACAACGCCGTGATACACACCACCACAATAATTACAGCAACCAGTTCGCTGAACGAACCCAGCGTTTCGCGGTACGGGTCAAGGTCAATTTTGCCGTTTATATAGGCATCGTTGACTTTACGGACCGCGCAGTCTGCGCCTTGGGTACATTGACCATTTGCGTTACAGCAGTTCATTTGTATTCTCCAATGTGTTGGTCATACAGTTTCAATAAGGTGTCGAGGTCAATGTAGTAGTTGCGTACCACCGCCAGCGATGCTAAGTCGTTTATCAAATTAGTAATTGCTTGTTTGTGATGCCTGTCGTCAATGTCGTATTCCTCCACCAGCTTGGCGCTCCACTTTTCAGTAGTGCCGTGTACACGCAAGTGTCTCATTTGTACTCCTCCATGCGCTTGTTCAGACGCTCTATACGGGCTATGTTGTACGCCACGATGGACTCGGCGTACTCAACCCCTGCCTCTGCTTCCAGCTTGGACAGATGGGCATCAGCCAAAGCCTCTGCAATCACCTGGAGAGGCGTTGGTTTTTTAAACGGTTCGCGTAATAAATTAAAAAATTTCATGGTAATTTAGCTTCCTTTAGTAGTTCAAGTCTCTCCCGCGCGACGCGCAGGGTGTTGTACCGCTGGTGCATACGCTCCAGTACAGATACTCTTTTGAGCGT